GCAGGCGGCCTTGCTACCTATGACTTTTACAGTCAATACGTTGAGTTGGCTGCCAAGATGTTTGGCGGTTTTTTCAATTACACATTCAATCAGGTTACTAAAAAATTACAACTCATGCGTGATCCTAAAAACACCGGTGAAGCTGTGTTAATTTGGACTTACAATCTAAAACCTGAAATCAACTTGCTGAGTGACTATCAAATTCAACAATGGATAAAAGACTACATGGTGGCCAACTGTAAAATGATCATTGGCGAAGCACGTGAAAAGTTTGGCACTATCGCTGGCCCGCAGGGCGGTGGTACTCTAAATGGAGCTGCCATGAAAGCCGAAGCTCAAACCCAAATGGATGGGTTACTTGAGCAACTTAAAATGTATGTAGATGGCAGTCAGCCCTTAACTTGGGTTATTGGATAATTGGCTAATTGACACAAACATAAACTCCTGCTATAATGTAGCATGGACTTAATGATTGATCTTGAAGGCCTGGGAACAGGCCCCGACACTACTATTCTTACCATTGCCGCCCAGGCTTTTGATCCGTTTGGCGTGGGCTATTACGAACAATCATTTTACACAAGAGTTACATTAGAAAGCCAAGAAACTCGTAGCATACAGCAAGGCACCATAGACTGGTGGGCCACACAACCTGCTGTGGTGCGTGACGAAGCATTTGCTGAAGAAGACCGTGTACCTTTAGATGAGGCTCTTGATGGATTGGGCCGGCTAATTTGGCATGCCAAGCGAATCTGGGCGCAAGGTCCAACATACGACATGAACATCCTGGAGCATGCCTACAAGAGCTATAACAAACCCTTGCCCTGGCAGTACTACATGGTACGTGACAGCCGCACAGTGTTCTCGTTATGGCCCGAACAACCCATGCCTCCTACCACACACCATGCACTAGAAGACTGCCGCAGACAAATTGGTATGCTACAAAATACACTTAAATACCTCAACGTTCGGGAGTTAAAATGATCATTGGCATCTGTGGATTCATTGGGTCTGGCAAAGACACTATCGCTGACTACCTTGTAAACTTGCATCACTTTCGCAGAGAAAGTTTTGCCTCCACACTTAAAGATGCTGTGGCACAGGTGTTTGGTTGGGATAGAACCATGCTGGAAGGGCGCACAAAACAAGCTCGTGAATGGCGTGAACGTGTGGATCCATGGTGGGCAGAACGCCTGGGCATGCCCACACTAACACCGCGTTGGATTTTGCAATACTGGGGTACAGAAGTATGCAGAGCCGGTTTTCATGATGACATCTGGATTGCCAGCTTGGAAAACAAACTACGACACAGTCAAGATGATGTTGTGATTTCAGATTGCCGTTTTCCCAATGAAATTTTGGCCATTAAGAATGCTGGAGGGCGTGTGATCCGTGTGGTGCGCGGTTCCGAGCCTACATGGTATAACTCAGCTGTGAGTGTTAATCGTGGCGCCAACGGCAATTCAACATGGGCACTGAGTCATAGAAAACTAGAAAAACTAGGGATTCATGCGTCAGAAACTGCCTGGGTAGGAACTGAGTTTGACGCTGTGCTAGATAACAATGGCACTTTAGACGACTTGTATCAGCAGGTAAAATTGTTAGCTACGAGTCAGGTTCAAGATCGCCCTGTCGCCACGCAAGATCGCTCTTAGACAGTTCTACTTCGCAGTTTCTACAAACTGATTTGAGATTCTTGAGCGTGGCATTGTTCAAGTTGCCATCCACATGATACACAAAGATCTGGCCAGCGTATTTGGCTCGAAATCCACAGCGATCGCAACTCATTTTTTTCTTATAGCCAGCTGATTTCCATCGTGGCTCTCTGGGCTTGAGCCCCCGCCCCTTTCTAGCACAAGTCTCGCATCTTGATCGATAGTGTGTGATGTCATCACGTTTGTAGTTCACAGCACAAGGGCGTTGGTGACAGGCTTGACAAATGGGTCTCATACGGTATTTAGCGGCATGGACCTTGGGCAAAGGTATTCAAAACGGCTGTTTTTTTCAAGGTCTCTATAAATATTAGAACTTGAAAAGGATTCAACCATGGCTCTCATATCACCCGGCGTACAAGTAACAGTAATTGACGAAAGTCAATATATTCCATCAGCAGTCAACACAGTACCATACTTCTTGATTGCCACAGCGCAGAACAAAGTTTCTGGCACTGGCGTTGGGATAGCAGCTGGTACCACAGCGGCTAACGCTAACAAAACATATTTAATCACCAGTCAGCGTGATTTAACTGCCACTTTTGGCGTGCCATTCTTCTATAACACAACCACTGGTACACCTATCAATGGTTACGAACTCAACGAATACGGCTTGTTGGCTGCTTACAGTTCATTGGGCATTTCAAACCGCGCTTATGTTCAGCGTGTGGATGTGGATTTAACCGAACTCACAGCCAGCTTGACCCGCCCAACCGGCACGCCAGCGGATGGGGCATATTGGTTGGATACTTCCACATCTGTGTGGGGAATTCAAGAGTGGAATCAAAGCACTGGTGAATTTACTGTGATTACCCCATTGGTAATTACTGATGCAGCTGATGTCACAGCATCTGTCAGCGGCATAACTGGTTTTGACATTTATACTCCTGTTTCTACCATAGGCAGCATTGGTGATTACGCCGTGGTAGCATATGGTGCTAACAACAGCTATGATCTACGCAACGTTGGTTGGTATAAAAATGCCAGTAATACTTGGGTAGCAGTTGGATCCGAAGATTGGCAAACATCTTGGCCCACAATTCAAGGCAATGTAACCAATCCCACACTCACAGCAGCACAAAGCATTTTCATCAACGGCACGTCAGTTGCTGTTCCTGCAGCTCCTAACAACAACTTGGCAGGATTTGTGGCTGCGGTAAATGCAGCAGCCATTCCTGGTGTAACCGCAGCCGCAGTTAGCGGTACATTTACTATCTACGCAGATGACAACGCAACCAATGACGGCAGTACTGCCCTTGGTGGTATTGTCAGCATTATTCCCAATGCCAGTGGCACTGCATTGTGTACTGCTCTTGGTATTTCAGCAATTGAATACTTGGCTCCAATCTTTTTTGTTGGATACAGCTATCAAGCACCACGTTGGAGAACCACAGACACATCCCCAAGACCAACAGGGTCTGTATGGAACAACATCAGCGCAGCAAACAATGGTGTTGCACTGCAATTAAAAAAATACAGTGCTGCATTGGGAGAATGGGTACTACAAAGTTGTCCTATATTCACCACAGGTGCTAATGCAATTTATACATTAGATCCTGTTGGTGGTGGCAAAAATATCCCAGTTGGAACAACATGGGCACAAGCCAACGCCAATGCCGGTGAAACAGAACCACTTGGGTCGTTTGGATTTGAAATTTATGAGCAGGTTGTATTTGGTCAAACCATAGTTACAGGAACCACCACTCCTGGAGCAAATGGTGACAGTTTGTTTACTGCTGGAAATCAGTTTGTATTACAAGGTACCGTTCCAGGATCAACAACTCCCAATACTGCCACAGTAACACTAACTGGAACTAGTATTGCTAGTTTTATTACCGACGTTAGCGCAGCCAACGTGCAGTATGTTTCAGCAAGTGTAAACAGTGCAGGAAACATTGTGTTTACCCACAGTCAAGGTGGTATAATGTCCCTGGCTCCAGTTGCTGGACAAGGTACTCCTATTACTACTGCTGGATTTGCCAATAGCACTGATCTTTGCCGTCCAGCAGTAGCCATACCAACCACGTTGATTTTGAGTAATTTTGCTACAGCACCTGAGTTTGAGTACACCTCCAGTGCCACAGCACCTTACCAGGATCCTGCTGATGGCAGACTGTGGTATTATTCAACTGCTACACAAGTTGATATTATGATTCAGAACAATGGTGCTTGGTTGGGTTATCAAAACGTTTCTAATGATGTGCGTGGATATGACCTCAGCGCAACCAATGCATCAGGTCCAATTTGCGCTGCCACAGCACCCACAACACAAAATAATGTGGCTCAAAGTGCATTGGAGTATGGAGATTTATGGATTGACACCAGCGACTTGGAAAACTATCCCAAGTTGTATCGTTGGGAAGCTGTGAGTGGAGTGGATCAGTGGGTGTCTGTTAACACCACAGATCAGGTCACACAAAATGGCGTGTTGTTTGCTGATGCTCGTTGGGCACCAAATGGCACCACAGATCCTGTGGCAGATCCAATTCCGACCATTGTGAGTTTGCTGACCAGCAATTACTTGGATTTAGATGCTCCTGATCCTGCACTATATCCACAAGGTATGTTGTTGTTCAACACACGCCGTTCAGGTTACAATGTCAAGAGCTATCAAAGCGATTATTTTAATGCTACTTCTTACCCTGATGACACGCTACCTGCTGTAACCAGTACCTGGCTCACAGCATCGGGCAACAAGCAAGACGGCAGCATGTTTGCTGGTCGCTTGGCACAACGGCAGATGGTTGTGGAAGCACTGAAGTCAGGGATAGACACCAGCCAAGGTGCTAGAGAAGACACTGCACTGTACACACTGATTGCAACACCGGGCTATCCAGAGTTGATCCCCAACATGATTGCACTCAGCAATGAGCGCAACAACACATTGTTTGTGGTAGGTGACACTCCAATGCGTTTGCCAGCCACAGGTACTGATATCACAACTTGGGCTACAAACAATAATGGCTTGGGCACAGTGGCTGGTGACGGTCAATCTAGCACCAGTAACTATGCTGCTACATTCTATCCAAGCTGTACAACTGTAGACTTGAGTGGT